GGGGCAGAATCGGTAAGTAAACTTGCTGATGTAGTGTGGCGCAGGCTTGTCTTCACAGTGATATTGTAGGGGGTCACAGAGTTGGGCAATGCGGGCTGGTGGTGATTGGCCGCCTAGAAATTCGTCGAGAAGATCCGGGATCAATTGTGGGTTGGCGAGTTTTTGTTTGATGTTGAGTGTGGCGTCGAGAGTGGTGGGATGGAAGCTTGCGTAGATTAGCTCGGGGAAGTGCTTAGCCAATTGTTTTAGGATAGTAGTTTTACCAGAACCTGCTGTGCCGTAAATGATTAGGGGTAGTGAAAAGGTGGTGGAAGTTCTCTCAAAGTTTTGACCAGAAAGCAATTGTTGTAAGAGTGATTGTGCCATTTCACATTTCTGGTCACTTAACCCCGCTGTTAGGGGTTAGTGTGAGGTTCCGGGGTTGGTTGCACCACTGCGGAATTCTTCAGTGGTGAGTGAGACTTGACGTGTTTTTGCCCTTTTCTTGGTGGCGTTGCGTCGAATGGTTTTGGCTGTGCCCACTTGTTGGTGTTTGGGTTCGGGACTAGCACTTCTTGGTGGAGACGAAGCGCCATGGACGAGAACTTCTTGCTGGTGGAGTAAATGCATGTCGCGCACCGATTGTGCGTGGTATTCAGCTTCTGACTCGGTCAAATGCTCCTGAAGTTGGTCACCCATGTCGTAAGCGTATTTCAGGTCCAAGGCATAACTACGCGCAGACTGTGCTATGTTCTTGATTTTCTTTTGTAGTTGGATGCTGGCGTGCATTTTGAGGGTGTGTTTGATAATCCCAGCAGGTGTGATGACCCAACCGCAGAACTCGGCGTAGTCTCCAGGTTTCTGTTCAGGGTATTGGGGTTTTGAAGTCAATTTGAGGTCTTTTTCCAGTCGGTGAAAGCTCGGTTTTTCCAACACTCGGCGATCTAATGCCATATCATCACCTGCGTAGACCTGCGCAACCGAGTCATCTACGAAGAAGCGTGTGGCGTTGTACGCGATACTGCATTCCGTGTTGGCGTCGAAAGTTGGGCCTTCGCCAGATAGTCTCATAATCCCTAGAGTGCCGAGGAAGATGCATGCGTTGAGCTTGATGTAGATGTAGCCCTCAATGATTTCTGGGGGGATGTTGAAGAATTTAGCTTTCATGACTTCGAATTGTAGCATTGCGCCGTCTTGACTTTGGTCGAAAGCTGTGAAGTCGTTAGTGTGTGCCGCTTGGTTGAAGGACCATTGAGTTTTGATGAAGGTGTTCAGATCTTCTGGTGTTGTCTCACAGTTGATAAAGACGTTGGCGGGTTGGAACCTTTGGCGCATTTTGCGAAGATATCTTGCCATTGTACCATACAGCATGACGGTCTCCTGCATGAAGGCGGCGATCGTTTGTCCAGGTTTGACTTTCAAGCAGCCGAGCTTCTCAACCTTCTTGACCCATTGGGACTTCAGGAAGAGCGCAATTTTGTTGGCTCCAAAATCGGGGCTTTGTCTGGCTGCAGCGTTGACCAAGTTTCCGATGGGCTTGGAGAGGTATGTGTTGCGTACTTCTGCAGCCGAAATCTCCCATGTGCGAGGTTCGAAGGGTACGGGGTGTTCAGGTAGATGCATCAGGTTAGCGTAGTTGGCAAATAGGATGTCACCAACGTCGGCTTTCAGGTTGAATTCACGTAGGTTGGCTTCGGGGGTGCTGATAGCTAATCTAGCTTCTATGGTAGCCCAGTACAGGGTTTCGTCCCGAGCCTGTTGGTGTTGGAAAAGTTGTACCTCGCCATCTTGCGTTTGAATGGTGTCGCTGTAACCAGTTGCGGTTGAAAAGATTTCACGCTCCTCCTTGCTGTTGAGTTGTGAGACCAGAGGCTCTAATAACTGGCTGGGTGCAGGCGGGAAATGAGTTTTGGGTGCTTCAGGTTCTCTGGGTTCTTCAGAAGCAGGAGAGCTGTTGTAGAGCTCTGTCTTCTCGTCTCGGTACGTGTCGATAAATGCTTTGAGGTAGGGCGTTGCCTCCAGTTTCGCCCAGTAATCGGTGCTGTTTGGGCCTGTGTTTATAAAGTGGATG